GATAGGGCATATCTTTTTGCCAATACCAGATGGTGTTTCAGATCAGAACAAAGTTAATTTTGGTGAGGGAACATTGAATCCTGTAGAAAAATTAGCTTCTGGAGTTGCATTACAATTCTTACTAGGAAGTGAGGGTGCGAAAAATTTAGAGACTGCCGATGTTATAAAAAGTAAAGTAAAAGATCCAAATACGAAAAGGGCACTTTCTAATTTAATTGCAGGAAGCGCAACTGGAATTAATACTGATGAATTACTAGCAAGAACTCAAGGGTCAATATTAAATAATAATTTAGCATTATTATTTAAAGGGCCAACTTTAAGAACCTTCACTTTTCAATTTGTTTTAAGTCCAAGAGATCGTGGAGAGGCGTTACAAGTCAGACAAATTATAAGAGCATTAAAACAATCAAGTGCTGCTCAAAGGACTCGTGGTGGCACATTTTTAGGTGCACCAAACACTTATACATTACAATTCCTGAATGGTTTAAGACCTCATGGTTTTCTTCCTCGAATCAAAGAGTGTGCTCTCTTATCAGTTGGTGTTAATTATATGCCGGAAAATTCTTATATGACTTATGAAGATTCCTCAATGGTTTCATATTCATTATCTTTATCTTTCCAAGAAACAGAATCACTATATAATGATGATTATGATAGTGATAATAATACACCTGTTACCGAGATTGAAGATGGTATATTTGAAGCAGATTTCGCAGGTCAAGCATCGTCAAGAGGTATAGGATTCTAATATGCCAAATCCATATTTTTCAAATCTAGGAGATTTTCTCTACGTTAACCGCACAGAGGATGGTCGAAAAGAAGGTGATTTTTCTCTTGTAAAAAACTTTTTTAAAAGGGCAAAGTTGAGAGAGGATCTTTTTCAAGATCTAACATTCTTTACAAAATATTCTATTTTGGGAGATGACAGACCTGATAATGTTGCTCATGATGTTTATGGTGACGCAACTCTTGACTGGGTTGTTTTAATTTCAAATAATATTGTTAACGTTCAAAGTGAATGGCCTCTATCGCAATCTGATTTTAATACCTATATTTTAAATAAATATGATAGTGAAGAAACTTTATATTCTGGAATACATCATTATAAATCAAGAGAAGTTAAATCACTTGATGGAACAATTATAATACCATCAGGACTTAGAGTTGGTGTTGGTCAAAGTGTTTCATTTTTTGATGATCTCTCTCAACAACAAGTGATAAGAACAGACGTAGCTTCACCAGTTACAAATTACATGCATGAAACTGAAGTAAATGAAAAGA